GAGACACCGCACGTTGCTCAGCCTCGTGTAGTGCCATCAGCCTCCTGTACTCAGCCAGATCGTTCCCGTTACCATATCTCCGGAAGAGATCCATATGCGCGTCAGCATGCGCTTTACTGTCTAATAGAACCAGATTATCATCGCTATCAGTTCCACCCAACTCAGGCGGCAATAGATGGTGCCATTCTTTCATCACAAATCTCCACAATCAAAACAACGTGAAGATATTTATATCAGCATATATTCTTAGTTACTGAGAGAAGCTGACCTTGCGCCTTACTAGTTCCTTCCTTATCTTTTCTTTGCGCTTATTACTGGTAGCTGAAGAGTCAAGAGCATGTCGTAGATCTTCAAGGGATGTAGCATGCATATAGTAGTTCTCCATCTTACCATTACGCATCTTCACACTGGGCTTAAACTTAATAGGCATCTATTCATCTCCCAAGGTGTCGTTATCGGCACTTCGAATATCTAAGAGTATCATGACTTCAGTAACGATTAGTATGGTGCTTACTAATAACTGAACAGGATCAAAGTTAAATATGGCAGTTAATGCACCTACTCCACCTATGCTAATACCCGTCATACAGGCACTCTTTGTTTTCATAAAACTTTTTAACATTTTTTAGTTGCTCCTTATTTGAGGATTGATTGTAAAATTTTTTTCAACTCCTTAGAGTTGTGTGTAGAGGTTTGTTTCCCTTTCGTGACTGTCCATTCTTCAATGAGGTTGCCGTCTACGAAAGACGAGCCTAATGAAAATGATACCTTGGGATACGTGAGGACAATGCCATTAAAGGTCTTTGGCTTCTTCTTATACTTCATGAGTATATGAGACTGGAGTTCTGCCAGTGAGTGCATCTACATGACCGCCTTAATATGCTTATCCTCAATAATCGCTGCTGAGTTACCAGCAACAGTCACAGGGATAGCAGTTGCCCAGTCAAGATACACTACATCACCCTGACCAATACCAATGACATCTGGTCCAACCGCAATGACATTCGCAGGTTTAGATGACTTCTCATCCGGAGTACCTGTTAATATAATACCGCCAGCCGTTACCCTTTCAGCTTCCTTACCTTCTTCATTCAATGCGATTAACACATTATTTGTTAACATTCTCATTCTTTAGTCCCATAGGTTTTCGTAGTATTTGCCGAATAGTTTAAAGCCATTCGCGATTCGTTGTTGCTCTTTCTTCAGTTCTTCACCTTTAAATCGAAACCAGACATCTTCTTGATTCGCCTTAGAGTCAAAGGCATAGATCATTTCATTGAGTACATAATCCCAGCGGTCGTGCCAGTGTCCATCAATATCATCACCATTCGAAGGGCTGACCGTTGAGCGTATCTCAGCTGGTACATCTTCATCAGCTACACTCGGCGAGCCATGCTTCGTGTCTTTCAGTTGCTTTAGCATCGGCTCAATGATATAGGCGAGCGTATGATCCATACTCCATGTATCAAACTCATCAATCTGAATGGACATCTTCTGATTACTTACATAACCAAACTTATCATACAGCCAGTTGTGATACCAGCGATGCTTCGGGTAACTGCCTATCTTGACTCTCATTTCACTCTCCAATCTATATCAAACCAATTAGTATCTTCAGGCATCATAAACACTTGCCCCTTGAATTGCTGATTTTCCCTCAGCCTATTATATACCCCAGCGGTGTCGAATGTCAAGCCATAACTACTTTGATGACACCAGTATACAGAACCTGACCAGCCATAGAATCCGTAGAGGTATTCTTGTTTCTCTACGCTAGTAATCCCGCTGTTCATGCGCCAGCTGCTACCTTCCAAATAACTGCTACTCCATCCTGCCAGTACTTTATAATAAGGGAATGTTCCTTTGCCTTCCTTTATCTTCAGCACTACCCAGTTGTCTGGATTGTGTTCATTCATCAAGGTACTCTCGGCTTTCCTTCAGCTCGTTCACTATTTCAATTAGTTCTTCGATTAACTGACAATCGCCATTGTCATTTGTATCCATTTCAACTTCAATCTTAACTTTCATTTTCCTTACTCACATCACGCTACGAATTACGCTACAAAATGTTGCGTCATCAGGATTTCCCGACCACAACGCTTTTTCTTCCAACATTAATGAATATCTACCCAATGTCAGAACGGTAGATAGGTTATCAATTAGACCCAACAATGCGAAGGCAATCATTGCGCCATGCTGACTATCATACTTTGTCATCTTCTCTCCATCTCTTTTAACATACAGTTCTTTATCACATTCCTAATATTCTGAGTGCCTAATACTGCTTGAATGTGGTCAGCGTCCATCTCGGATATTGGCTTAAATGTCAGGGGCTGGTCGCCATTAACACCACGCGACCCCCACTTCAATACATCACGTTGTACATCGTGCGGTTCATCATCATAGAGAGCAAGGCTGACTTGATCCTCATGTATTGACGTGCGAATATACTCTAGACCACCATCAACTATATACTCTTTTCCGTTCGCATCTATATGGCTCTTATAGTCGTGCCGAGAATATGACTCAAGGACAGTACCATCAGGCGTACGAATGGCGTTACGAATCAGCTTACTCACGGAACATCTTCTTATAATCTGGCTTTTCTTTCCCTAGGAATATCTTTAGAGTTTCATCTTCATCTTGTAGCTGAAATGTTGCCGTACCAAAATCAGTATTAGAATATGACCGACCATTACCATCGATCACCTCAACCCTATTCACAAACTCATAGACATCATCAAACACTGGCGCATCATCGTCATTGGCAATAGTCAAGTAATCACCCTCTTTGAAGGAGTATCCTATTGCGAGGAGGAATCGTTGAAACTCCTCAAGCATTTCATCTAGAGTCACATCATCAACAATACTATGCTCAACGTCAACTCTGACGGAATCGAACATTGTATCCGCTGCCTTTTTTATAAACTTAATCATTCAGGTGCCCACCTTATCTTACCGTTTTTCTTTTCAAAATTACCTATTAGTTCTTCATATGACAAGAGCTCTTCTGACTCTAAATCATATAACCATTCTGACAGTTCTTCCCAGTCTTCAGTTCGCATCGGTGCGAGACTATATTCATGCTTGCCTCCCCAATACTCTTCAGGATCCAGCCCATATATGTCGATACGACCGCACGAGTATTTTTCAAGATATTCCTTGTACTCGTAGGTGTTGCCCTTCCAACCTACTGCCTTCTTCAATACAGAAGGGATCTGCCTCGAGTCATACCATCCGTTCGAGACTGGACCCATCCAGTTGGTGCTATAGTGTATCATCGTACTTGGTTAGACGTTCTTCGGAGATTATTTCTTCAGACATTAGGAGAGCTTTGAATCCGAAATATACGGAAACCAAACCTATTAGATAAATCATTACTTCATACATAAAAACACCTCTCAATCAATATACATATTATACTACATTATCAAAGCATTGTAAAGCATTATTTTACGTGAGTTACAACTTCATACAAATACCAGTCATACCAGTTACGATATGTCTGCTTCATATCCCTTTCGTTGTTCCTTAACACGCTATCCCAAGCATCATTCAGATCATCAAGTTTACCATTGATGACAGCACCCTCATATTCTGAGCGACCAAAGCTGACTACTGGTTTGTCGAATAGCATTGCCTCTTGACCAACTCCTGAGTTGATCACATAGGTTGCCTTGGCTTTAGGGATTAAATCGCTAATAGCGTGGTCAGTAATGTACATAACATTGTTATACATTGCGATAATTTTCATTAGTGGAGACATTGCCGCCAAGTTTACTGGGTGTCCCTTAAACACAGCTGTGGGACGATTTGGGACTGCATGGCACCACTTGCATATAGCTTCAACGAATTCTTCGACCGTTACATCTGAGTGATACTTAATGGTCTCATCATGTGGCAACTGTAATGGGACGAATATGAAGTCGCCAGTATAGTCAAAACTAGTTCCTTTTGGTTGTTGAAACTTAGAGTTGCCGCTAAATGCATACTGCCGCATGAGGTTGAACGCTTCGTCAGAACGGTCATCGTATTTGTCAAACTTATCTACAAATGACGCACCGCCACCCCACCCTTGCGAGTCTACAGTGAATAGCCAAGGGAATACAGTCTGCATATAGAACTGGGTGTTATCACCCCCACCCCAATTGTGCCTCTCAACATGAGGAACAAGGAATTTAGTATCAGAAGGGAAGAACTCCTCAATGGTAGAGTTAAACGACCAACGAGGCATTTCAATCACAAGGTCGCTATCATCGTTCAAAGCAAACCTTTCCCAGTGTGTTCTGATCTCAGGTAGCTGGGCATTATTGCGCCTTTCTAAGCCGAACTTCTTGAATGGTATGTCGAGTCTTGGCTTGAGGAGAACGCTTTTAATTCCTTCTATTCGGTGAGTGTATTCTTTCTTCTTGGCCACATAAGTTGGATTGTCGTGCTTTCGCGCACCCTTACCAGTCCATATCATCGTACCTTCAACAAACTCCCAGTCCATAAAGCTGCCATCAAACTTAGTGATGCGGTCATCGGAAACGCCAGAAAATACTACAGATAAGGCAACCTGATCAGCGAACCACCTGAGGTCATTCCGGCTTATGTATTCAGCAACCCAATTAGCCACATTAATAGCACGAGTATCCATATACACAGCACCAGCGGCAACACGTGTCCCCTCAGCCTCCCAGCCTGTAGTTCCTGCTAATGGTTCTCTGGGGAAATAGCCACAGGGTGTTGTGGGGAATTCAAAGTGCTTCATCACCATACAGTCAATATCAAGCACCAGTACGCTACCAGATGAGTTGAGTATAGTGGGTAGAACTAAGAATCTAGAGCAAGCATAATAAGTTCTCTCGGCATCCCAGCACCAACCCTCAAAGTCTTTATCTTCAAAACTATATGTCACGTCATGCTTTGAATTTGCTCTCAAGATACCAGCAAGGGCAAGTGCCTTATCAGTAGGATTGATTATGTGTACATGCGTACAGAATCCAGCATCCGAAGATGAGTACACAAATGCTGGACCATGCTCAATGAAATACTTACTATCACAAGCTGCCATTACCACTGGATTTGTTGGGACTTCACCGTACATTTTATTTACCTATTATATTATAGTTGACGCCACCCTTGGGCATATAATCTTCGCGCTTATAGCCAACCGCTTCTGCGCACTCTACAGCATTCCAAAACAAGTCAACAAGTTCCTGTTTGGGATGATCAGCCGCTTCGCCAGTAAACCAGTCAGGCTTCCAAGGTTGTGTCGGCATATGAGTATAATGTAGCTGTTTAAATGGAACGATATCCCCGTCGTGGCTGTTCCAAGCAGGATCTAAGTCGCCGACGAGGTTATTTTGTATGAACAGATTGATAAACTGGTGGTGGGCTGTAGGGTTGCCTTTCCATTCAGATACAGGAGACATTTGGCTGAACTTAGCGCAGTCAAACAAAATAACGCAGAACTCCTTTCCTCCGAAACGCTTACCGTCGCGAGCAAGCATCATCTTATCGTCAGGGATCTCCATATCAATCAACTCGCCGATATCTGAGAAGTTGAGCATATCGCAATCTGTGTATATGGCTCTACCTTGGAAGTTACAGTATTCGGGGATAGCCCAGCGGAAGCCAGAGAAGGGAGTTGACCAGTTATGATCGGCAAAACCGTGCCAGAATGACTCGGCATCATTAGTTTGGCGCATCCATACAATATCAAGTTCTCGATCAGTATTTTTGCGGAGAGTATATTCATATGCCATCTCAATAAGAGCGTCTTCACCGTTAGCGGATGAACCTATGAATATTCTTACAGGGTCGTTCATAATAGTAATCTCAATGTTTAGTTAATTATACAATACTATTGACAAAAAGTAAAGTTATTTGTTATAATCTTCCTTGAGCTGAGATATGTGCTTTGTGTGTAACTTTAGTCCGATAAATTCGTTATAATAGTCATCCCTGAGAAGTACATCGTTTGCGAACTGCTCGCGAGCCTCATAATATGAACACTCACCTTTAGTTCTAGCCAAGTGTAAGATCTCTCGCTTAAATGCGTTCCCTTGCTCTACCAGATCCTTAACCTGTTCGCTTGACCCATAATATGTTTTCCAGTCAGACTGCACTTTAGTTTTAACTTTACGCTTCCTTGTCTTTGTTACAGGTAGAGTCTTTGGTCGCCAAAAGAACTTCTTCCCAATATATGCCATACCAGTATTAACTTCTGTCACCTTGTAACAAAAGCCGACCCAATCTTTCAGGTCGGCTTCCTCAGGCGTAAATGGCTTCCCATCATATATCCAAGGATTTTCGTAATCAGTCGTCATCAAAATCTAATTCATCAAGTTCATCTAAGACTTCGTCAATATCATCATGCTCGTCGTCAAAGTTTAAATCAACTTCAGAACCGCAAAATGGGCAGTAAATTGGACTGTCCCCTATGGAACCTTCGCCCACAAGATGAACCACTGTGTACTCGTTCCCGCAGTCATCACAATTTAATTCATATGTTATTTCTTGCATTTTATATCCCTATTTGAACGTGTAACGAACTTCAGTTTCAAAACTGTGTTCCCAACTATCCACGTTAGTTGATTCAACCTTACCTTTGACGGTAAATCCATTCTTGAACTTGAATTTATAACCAGCCTCAGCTGACACTCCACTAGTCATTTTGCCTGCCTCAAAGTAGGCACTCTTTCCTTCATAACCCAACCGAAAGTGATTCGTCGCATCGTCAGTAAAATAAGACACTGCGTACGCATCGCCCTCAATCTTCTTCGCTTTGCTTTTGAATTCAACATATGGGTTAGCTGTTGCTAAACTCATTCCCATTAATGCTGCTACTAATACTACGCCTTTCATGCTGCTGCCCCTTGCGCATATGCTTCGTCCCAACCACCTTTCAATCCAGCAACTTCATATTCTGTAACACGGTTCTCAAAGAAGTTAGTGTGGTCGGCACCGTTCAATACCCATTCTAGCCAAGGCAAAGGATTTTCTTTCACCTTGAAATTAGTTCTGAGTCCCAGTTGTAACAATCTTCTATCAGTTATATAGCGGATGTACTGTTTCACCTCTGAGGACTCTAGACCCTCAACTTCACCCATCTTATAGGCAAGGTCAATGAACTTGTCTTCCAACTTCACAGCATGGCGAGCCAACTCATAGATTTCTTTCTTAAAATCTTCATCAACAATGCGAGGATGCTCAGCGCAGAATGCTTTGAATAGTTTTGAGTTTCCTTCAACGTGAATGGACTCGTCGCGGATACTCCACTCAACTACCTTACCCATTCCCTTCATCTTACCGAAACGCTGGAAGTTTAACAACATAACGAATGATGCGAACAGTGCTACTCCCTCATTCATAACCGACTTAGCCAGCGACAAACCAAGACCACGCATAGTGCTAGTATCAGATTGCATCATGTAGTCAATCTTATCTGCCATTTCGGTGTACTCAAGGAACGCATGATATTCACTATCAGGCAACCCAAGCGTCTCATTCAGCAGGGCATATGCTCTTTGGTGAATACCCTCCCTAGCAGCAAACGAACCTAGCATATTGCGGACTTCATTGTTCTTAAACTTAGGAACAAACTGATCATAGTAGTTCTGACCGACTGCAACGTCGCTCTGAGTAAATAGTCTGAGAACATTGGTGATATACTCCTTCTCAACTTCAGTAATTTTACCACCTTTCCAGTCAGTAACGTCTTCAGACAAATCAATCTCATCTTCAATCCAGTGCGCCTTCTCGTGGCGAGTAGTAATATCTACAGCCCATGGATAGTGGAACGGTTTATAAGTTTCCGAGAACTCAAGCAAACCGCCTGACTTTTTTACCAGAGTGTCAGCGACTTTCATTAGGTCGTCATATGTCCCTATATGCTTATCGTCAACATAAATCTGAGGTACTGAACGCGCACCAGGAACTTTTTGATAAAACGCCAATCTCTGCTCTTCATCGTCAAGCATAATCTCAGTGAACGTGTGTCCGTGCGACTTAAACCAAAACTTGGCTTTCTCACAGAACGGACAGTTACTCTTGCTGTATATTAAAACTTCCATTTACTTCCCCGATTTCTTGTTTTCTATTATGTTTAGTTTAACACCTATTGTAGCATCTAATCGGCTCATAGGTATGTTGTCTTGAGATAACTCAAGAGCCTTTTGTTTCATATTTACATTAAAGTTGTTGCGAAACCAAATGTCAATCCTATCGGCAATGTTTACTACTTTTCGGAACAACTTGCCTTTGGTTTTGTTTATGAATTTCATCAGAACAACTCCTTCTCAGTCATTACCTCAAATGCCATACCATTTTCTTTTGCATATTCAGCGGCAGCTTGCCACTTTGCCTTATTCACTTTCCAACCGCGCTGATAATGTGGTTTTATCTCTATCAACTTTTGCTGCCGATTACCATCTTTATCAACCAAATCAAGCCAGAAGTCAGGATAGTATGTTCGATTCTTTCCTTCAAACACATAAGGAATCTTTATCTCCTCGCTTGACCAAGCTAGAATTTCATCCTTACGATCACAGTACACCATTAGCAGCCTTTCCCAGCTGCTACGGTATATAATCTGCTTTACTTTACCTTGATATTTTTCTGGCTTCTTGGGAGTGAATTTACCCTTGAAGTTGTTTCTCATATTCCTACCCTTGACAGGCTACACAGTCATCCTGGGATTCATCAGCCGAATTGGTGTCGCTAAACTCAGCCAGCCTTTCTCTTGCAACTTTAGCTGCAACATTCTCAGCCTTGTTTGATGTCTCAGTCCTCAGGTAGTATAACCCTTTTGTGCCATAAAGCCAAGCATTAAAATGTACTTTATGTAGGTACGCTTTAGTCGCGCCAGCTGGAAAGAATATGTTTAGGGATTGCCCCTGACACAAATATTTTTGCCTATCTCCAGCTTGCTTAACGATGACATCTTGATCAAGTTCAATCGCAGTTTTAAATACAGCTTTAATGTGATCAGATAAGAACTCAAGATGTTGTACAGATCCACCCCCAGTAATGATCGATGACCAAACTTCAGGAGTATTTTTTCCAAGTATTTCAAGTTCTTCTTCGAGATACTTGTTTTTGGTTAAATGGCTTCCTGCCCTTGTGCGTGAAGTGAACGCATTTGCTTTCCATGGCTCGATTGATGGAGAAGTTCCCCCAATCAAAGAACTATTAGCATTTGGTGCGATAGCTAATAAGTGAGCGTTGCGTCTCCTTGAAACGGGCAGGTCGGGTGCCTCACCTCGTTCGATGCCAAGACGTAGCGTTTCCAACTCAGCATCTTCTCTAATTTTACTGAAGATCTCGATATTGATTTTCGCAGCTTCTTCGCTCTCGAATGCTACTCGATGTTTTTGCAGATACGCATGATAACCCATCGCTCCGAGCCCAAGACTACGCTCGCGCATAGCGGAATACTTGGCACGGGATATTTCCTCTCCTGCGTTGTCGATAAAGAACTGCAGGACGTTGTCGAGAAACCTGATAAGATCAGGCACAAGACTAGTCTTTTTCCATTCATCATACTTCTCTAGGTTCAACGATGACAGACAACATACAGCACTTCTCTCATCATTTGTAGCCAGATGAATTTCATTACAGAGGTTTGATCCGTTTATTCGTAAGCCAATATCCTTCTGCTCTTGCGGCATTGCTCGATTGGCGGTGTCAATAAAGTTTAGGTATGGCTCGCCAGTACGATAGCGAGTCTCTAATAAAAGTTCCCATAGTTTACGCGCTCGGATAGTGTCTCGAACTTCGTCATCATTAGGGTCTTTCAGCCCCCAAATCAAATCATCACTTACAGCTTCCATAAAATCGTCAGTCAAATTTACAGCATGGTGTAAATTCAAACATTTACGGTTCACATCACCAGTGGGAATGCGCATATTTATAAATTCGACGATATCTGGATGCGATATATCCATATATGCTGCATATGATCCTTTCCTTGTCTTACCTTGGCGATACGCAGTCATATCACTGTCGACTGTGTGTAGGAATGGCATCGGACCAGGAGCAACATCTGATACTGAACGAATATCCGACCAGTGACCTCCTACGCCACCGCCCTTAACGGACAACCAGCGTAGTTCGGCAGAATGGTCGATCAACCCTTCTAGACTGTCGGGAACATATGTTAGAAAACATGAGATAGGTAGCGATTTTACCCTTTCGCCTTTCAATGGAGCATTTGATAGTATGGGGGATGAGAACATAAACCACCCCTTTGATACAGCATCATATATTCGTTGCGCCAACTTCATATCACCGTCACAATACGCTACAGCTGCTCTAGCAAACGCTTTTTGTGGGGATTCTTCATCTTCTCTACAGTAATAGTCTTTCAATAATTTAACCGCTTGATCAGTCATCTCTGAATCGCGGTCATAATTTACTCGCACACCAAGGTGTTTGCCCGAAAGTCCGAACATAATTTTCGCCTTATTTTTTTGTTACTTCTTGTAAGTTTAGTTTATCGAGAACCCAATCTTCCGCTAGATCCTCAGCCTTTGCCTCACGTGCCGTGGG